GCAATCAGGTCCAGCATGGACTTGGCGAAGTTGCCGACCATGTCCCGCAGGCCTTCGCTGGCCTTCTTGGAGCCATCCAGGATATTGGTCAGCTCGGTGCTGATGGATGACATGGCCGAGGACTTGGCCGTCTTCTCGAACTCGGTGCGAACGTCAGCCACCTTGGTCACATCGGTGCCGGCAGTACGTGCGGTCTGCGCTTCTTTGGGCTGGGGCTTGCCAGCCACCTCGTCCAGCTTATTGGACTGATCAGCGATCGCCGAAGCGCCATCACGCAGGGCCTGAACGGACTGCTGGCGCAGCTCCAGGATGCGCGCCTCGGCTTGCGACTCGGTGATCAGGCCAGCATCACGCTGGGCCGTGACAGCCGACTCGGCCGAGCTGAGCGCATCGCGCCGCTCCTGGAACTGGCGCACGAGCAGATCGAACTTGGCGCGCTCGGTTTCGACATCGATGAGCTTGAGCAGGGGCGCGGGGTCCTGGTCGTTTTGCAGGGCTGCCTTGAGCTGGGGCTCGTACTGCTTGCGTACCGATCGTGTCACCGAGTCGGGCGTTTCGGCGCCGGTGGCCTTGGCTAGCATGGCGTCGGTCTCTTCGCGCTGCTTGCGCAGCTCCTCCACGATCTGGGCCTCCTCGCGCCGGCGGGCACGTGCGGCGTCGACCTGGTCGCGCTTCTTTTTCTCGATGTCAACTTCGAGCTTCTGGATGGTGTCCAGGCCTTTGGCGATCGCGTCGTCAGCGCCCGCGCGCTCATTGGCTGTGTCGGCCTTGGCGCGTTGGGCGCGGTTCTCGGCCAGTGCCCTTTGCTGTGCCACAAGCTGCTTTTGCAGCGCCACCACCTCGGCAGCATTGGCCTGGTCTTCAGCGGCGGCCCGGTCAGCCAGGTAGGCCTTGTATGAGACCAAGCCATCGTCATAAGCTTGGCGCGCTGTCTGGGCAGCACGCTGCAGCGAATCGGCCTGCAGGGCGGCTTGCTTGTCGTATGTGTCGCGGGCCTGAGCCAGGCGGGAGACTTCGCCGTCCTTGTCCAGATCCTTGAGCGCCTTTTGCCGCTCCTTTTCAAGCTTGGCCAGCACAGCGGTCTTTTGCGCTTCGAGCTGCTGCACCTGGTCCATCGTGCCGTGGGCACGGGCCATATTGATCTCGGCGTCTTTGGCGAGCGTATAGGCGTCGCGCTTGGCCCGAAAGCCCTTCTCGATCGAGTCGCGTGTCTTGAACTCGTTCTCGATGGACTGGATGGTCGCTGGATCCAGGAGCTGGTCCTGCGTGCTGCCACCACGCGGACCACCCGACATGCGCAGCTCATCTGCCTTGCGCTGCTCTATCTGAGCCAAGCGAGCATCAAGGGCAGCGAGCTGGCGGTCGAGGCTACGCGCTTCGTCCGCCCCATCGGATGCGTTGACCTTGCCGGCTTTACGGCGCGCGTTGAGTTGATCAAGCTGAGCCTGGATGTCTGCGCGCTCTTTGCGCAGATCATCAGGCGTCTGCGCATCCTTAGCGGCTTTGTTCTTGGCTGCACCCAGGGCGATCCAGCCAGCAGCCAAAGCACCCAGCGCCACCACCAGGCCGATCGGGCCTGCAATGGCCGATGTGAGCGTGCCAGCAGCTGCGCCAACCATGCCCATTTCGGCTGCAGCCGATGCGGCAGCGGCAGCCAGTACGCGCTGCTGGATGGCGAACTCGATCGCTGCGGCTGCGCCGGCAGCCAGCTTGCCCACATACGTCACACCCACCAGGGTAACCAGGGTGGTCAGGCCCGTGATCAGCGGCCCGATGTTGTCGCCGATGGCGCGCAGACTGTCAACGACCACCTGGCTGGCACCCGATGCCTTGGACGCCTGGCCCACATACGTCAGCAGCTGGTTGTTGACCTGCTGCACCGCGGCGCCGATAGTGATAGGGATCGATGCGGCCTCTTGGCGCAACTGGGGCAATGCGCGGGTCAGACCCTGAACGATCTTGGCGGTGGTGAGCTGGCCCTGCGCGCCCATCTCTTTAAGCGCAGCGGTAGGCACACCCAGACCATCAGCCAGCGCAGACAGCAAGCGAGGTGCAGCCTCGGCAACAGAGTTGAACTCGTCACCATTGAGGGCGCCCTTGCCCAGCGCCTGGCCGAACTGCAGGACGGCGGCAGATGACTCCTCAGCCGATGCGCCACTGACCTTGAGCGATGCCAGCAGCGCCTCGGTCACGTTGGTCGCCTCACGGATCGTGCCATTGAGTGGCCTGATCGACGACAGCGTGCGCGTGAATGATGCGGCCGTGGCATTGAGGCTGCCACCGTAGAGTGCCGACAGACGCTGCGCCGTGGCCATTGCCTGGTTGAACTCGGTCTGGCTCTTGGTGGCAATGCCAAGCCGGGCCGTCATGCCTGAGTAAGCGTCGGCCAGCTCAGCGCCCTTTCGGGCCGTCTCAGCACCGGCCAGCGCCGCAACCAGCTGCACAGCCGCAGCACGCGCAGACGACAGGTTGCCCGCAAAGCGGCCAGCCTCGGCTGTGGCGCCTGACAGCGCGCCCGTACCCAGCGTGGACAGCTCGCGCTTGATGCCACTGACTTGGTTGAGCCCCGCTGCAATGCGCGCCGTGGCGGCCTGCCATTGCGTGTCGATCGCATCAGCAGCCTTGGCGCCATCTTTACCGATTTGCGCAAACTGCTCGCGCATGCTGCGCAGCAGGCTGAGCGCTTGCGCGCCATCGGTTGAGATGCGGATCTTGGCTTCGGCGGTCATGCGGGGTCCTTGATCGAGGCCAGGGCCTTGCGGTAGTCCTCAACGCCGTACTGGGCGATGCGCGCATCGGCCAGGCCCTGCAGACGCTTGCTCTTGTCCAGGGCGCCAGCGGCCCTGAAGAAGGCGAAGGTCTGCCGGGGCGTGTAGTGGATCAGGTCGGCGTAGCGGTGGCCGCGCTGGATGAGGCTGCCACCGTCTGCGCGACGCGGTCTTTGAGCCCGCCCATCCGATCGGCCAGGCGCGCGATCGAGGCGGGCAGGCTCGCGAGAAAAAAATTAGCGTTGACCTCGAACAGGCCGAACACCAACTCGACTAGCGCACCAGGTGGCAAAGCCTTGATCACGTCGGCATCCTGGCCGCTGGCCAGGGTGGCGAATGTCACCACGGCACTGCGGTTGCCCGAGACCCACAGCAGCCACTCGGTGGCGTCGATGCTGGCGCCCTCGGCGGGGGGCTGAGGCATGGTGGCCAGGGCGGGCGCGATCGCGTCGATCACATCTACCGAGGCCCACCAGCTCAGCGGCTGGATGTCGAGTTGGACTGAGCCAACCGTGATGGCCACCGGGGCAGCAACCAAGTCACGCAGGGAGAGGGGCGAGTTGTTCGTGGTCATGGCTTGAGTGGCTCAGGTCAGGCGGCGGGTGCCGTATAGAAGCCGTAGAACTGGCCGCCAGCGTCGGCTGTCTGACGCGTCAGGTCGGCCAGCACGGTGCAGTCGAGCTCGAAGTCCAGGAAGTCACTGTTGATCAGCGACAGCGCTTTGGTCGGGCTGATCTTGACTCGGTACACGTCAGAGATCCCACGCTCGCCGGTGTCTGTGTTGATACCCTTGAGCCGAATGAAGAACTCTTTGGACACATCCTGGAATGCCCCGATCGCCCGATACGCGCCGGGCGTGAAGTCGGCCTTGAAGGGCTGCGTGTAAGGCCCGCCCGCGGTGAGGTTGAGCAACAGGATCTCAGCAGACAGCGGGTCAAAGCTGTAGTGCGTGTTGAGCGTCAAGGTCTTGGGCGTGGCCGTCGAATCCTTGATCGTCACGGTGTTGGCCGTGACGTTTTTCCCCGGCAGCGCGTACGCGTCGCCCACCACCATGCCAGCAGGCAAAACATGGCCGACCACGGCAGAGCCTGCAGCCACATCGATGATCTTGCCAATCACGGCGCGCGCAAAATTCTTGCTGTTGAACTCGTCGCCCTTGAGCTTGAGCGTGCCGCCGCGCGACTTGGTCATCTTGCGGTAGGGCAAGCGCTGGCCGGTCATTGACTCGGCGCGCTCGACCGTCTCTTCGGTCAAGCCCAGCTCGAAGGTGTCGCAGTTGCCGAAGTCAGAGAAGATGCCGGGCAGGCCATTGGCCTGACGCTCAGCGATGGACACGATGCCTTGACCAGAAAAACCGGGCATGTTGGGCTCCTATCAGATGTTGAGAGTGATCGAAAACGTGAGCGGGTACAGCGCGGTGTTGCCGCCATAGGTGGCCTTGCGGCCATTGATGCGCTTGAAGGCACGCGTGGTGCCCTCAGGCGCCCAGCCCGACAGGGCTTTGTGAATGCTTGACAGATACGGCCCTGCCTGGTGGTTGCGCGCTGCAGGGTCCACCTGGCTGGCGTTGCGCATGGCCAGCAGCACCGTCCAGACCTGGTCGACCAACTGGCTCGCGCCGCGGCCAGCCGCATCGGTGAACAGGTCTTGCTCGTACAGCACGAAGGCATCGAGCGTGCGCACATTGGCCTCGGTGGCTTGCGCGAGCAGCTCGATGCCGCGCACCGCCAGGCCGCTCACCTCACTCTTGAGGCGGGCCTCAATGCGCGAGCCAATGAACAGGTAATCAGCGAGCAAGTCAGCGTTGGCCATGTCAGCAATCCCGCCAGGCTGGATCACGCCCGAAGTGCTTGGTGCCGGTATTGAACTCAACCTCGCCCACGCCTGCTGGTGCAGGCACGTCGGCAGGCTGGATCAGATTGATGGTGCCCTTGGCGATGGCCATGAAATAGCGCTCGGCCGATTCGTACATCTTGGTCACGGCCTCGTCAGCCTGCGCTGACATGAGCATGTAGCGGGCCACGTTGCAGCAGTGCATGGACAGCAGCTGCTGCGCACCCGCATCAAGCACTGGCACGCTGTAGCGGCCGACCAGGTAGCCATCGATCCAGGCGCTGGCATCAGCCAGGGCGCGATCAAGCACAGCCGCATTGGTGGAACCCAGCCTTGGCAATGCCAGGTCGGTGAGCTGCTCAACTTCGGCGGTACCGAATTTCAGCTCCATGTGGGCGCGGGTGGCGTAGGGCATGGAGGGGCCGCTCGTCAAACGTGGGTGGCGCCGATGGCTGGCACGGGCTGGCCGCACACATTGGTGCAGCTCACGCTGTTGCCGCCAACGACAAAGTCCAGCGTCTGGCCATCGCGGCCAGATGGGTGGATGTAGAAGGTGCAGCCACCATCAGATTGCAGGCGCACGCGCAAGCTGTGATCGATCGCGCCGGCCTTGGCTGCATCGACCAGGTACTGCTCAAGGGTTTGGGTTTTGTGGGGCATGTAATGGCTCTGAAGTTGACGGGGGTTTAAACCCAACACATCCCCTGCTATCCACCCCCGTCAGAGGTTCACAGGTTGAGTCGGTTCCCAGGCTCCACAACGCAGACCCGACAAGGGCGTTGCTTCAATGCCTTCGCGGCGTGGTGTATAGGTGCCAGGCTCCCACTGGCTGCGGCTGAACAAGGCCTCTGCTGCAACATGGCAGCGCCTCTCGCCCCTCCAGGCTCAGGTCTTGGCGGCGCCTGCAGCCTCATAGGCTGCGGGCTCTTCGAACGTGGTGCGCACAGTGATCAAGCGGGACTCGCTCTCGATGGCATCGAGCTGCTCGGCAGTGAGGTCGGCCAGCTTGATGACCTTGGCCTCGGGGCCGAAGGCGTGGCCTGCGCGGCGAAAGCCCTCGCTGGCGCACAGCACCTTGATCGCCTCTGTGGAGCCGGCGCTTGCCGCCGCTTTGCCCGTGTTTTTGATGGTAGCCATTGCTGATATCTCCGGTGTGGTTTGCGTTGCGGCCTGGCTGATCAGGACAGCCAGGGGCAGACCAGCACCTCAGCGGTGTTGGCGTACACGTTGTCTGCGCCGTTGGCCCCGCGCTGTTGCTTGATCACTTCGAGCGCGGCCATTTCGAGGTTGGGCGGCACCAGCAGCAGGTTGCCCATCACGTTCAGCGGCTTGCCGTTGTCGGCCTTGAAGCTGCCCATCTCGGAGCGCGCTGCGGCGTAGGCGGTTTTGTCCAGCGGCTGCTTGGAGCCGTAGGCAAACTGCCACATGCCAAAGCCCACGTTCGAGCGGCCGTCGGCGCCGTACACAAAAGTGTTTTTCTTGAACACGTCCTCGTCGTCCAGCTTGTCTTTGGCGATGAAGTTGTAGGGGCGGCGCTTTTGCAAAATGATCGGCTTGATGATCTTGCGCATGTCCAGCAGATACCAGGCCGAGCCGGTGCCACCCTGGAAGTTGCTGACCGATGCCACCTTGCCCGGCAGGCCCACCGGGTGGTCCGTGTCGAAGAAGTACTGGCCGTCGTAGCAAGCGGTGTTGAAGCCCTGTTGAAGCAGGCTGAACACCAGCTCGTCAGGGTGCAGGGCCGAGTCCTGGCCGAGCTGCGACATGAGCGGCGAGAACACACCGTATTGATCGTCCTCGATCGAATCGCGGTCCACCTCAACGGTGTTTTCAAAGCGCTTGTTCTTGATCGAGTAGCTGTGCGTTTTGAGGGCCTGGTATTGGCGCTCGCCCAGCCACTCACGAAAGGTGGTGCTCATGCCCAGCCAGCCGTACTTTTCTTCGCTGGTGGTGGAGGGCACCGTCATCGCGATGCGGCCGGACATGGGCGCAGCGACATCGAACGCGCCCTTGAAGGCGGCGTTGAACGACTGGTTGAGGATGGCCATGTTGGCCGCATTGATGATCATTGCTGAGCTCCTGCTGGATGAGGTGGTGGCGGGGTGGCTTTAGATGTCGATCCAGACGCCGTCAGCGTCCACATCGACGATCTTGCCGGCCACAGGGCGCGTGTTGGTTGCGCTTGTCTTGGCCACCGTCTGGTTGTCAACCACATAGGCCATATCGTTGACGTTGGCCAGCGTGATCTGATCAGCGCCCGCGCTGTTGGCGAACTGGTAGCAGCCACGGCGTACGCTGCCTTTGACCGCGCCATCAGCGCCCGCGCTGTTGTCGATATCGAACTCGGTGATGCCAACCACCTTATGCGTGGCAACCGCCGCGGCATTGACCATGAAACCGGTGGAGGCGATGGCGGCCAATACGCCAACAGGGATCTTGGTTGCGGCGGCGAGGCCAAACGAGAACTGCCGGCCGTCGCGGCGTTTGGTCTGACGACCTTCGGTGGTAGCGGTCATGTGTGGTGACTCCGTTGATGTGGTGTGCGTGCGCTACCTGCTCAGGCAGCGGCCTTGTCGTACTGCTCTTTGCTCAAGCCCATGCGGGCCAGCACATCGGCCTCGACAGCGCTGAGCGCGGCCTTGTCGCCGCCGCCCGCGCCAGGGTCATTGCCACCGGTTTGGGTGGCACCCAGCGGCAGCACGGGGGCTGCGGCGATGTAGTTGCTGAGCGCAGCCATGTCCTTGTTGCCCAGCTCAGTGGCCCAGGCCTGCATGGCGGGAACGAGCTTGCCGCTCTTGAGGGCGTCGTCCACCAAGGTCTTGACGGCGCTGGCCGTGGTCTTGCTCGACAGCTCAGCCACTTGCGCCTGCAGCGCCTGGATGGTGGACAGCGTGGTGTTGCTGGTGCCCTTGGCTTGCTCTTGCAGGCCCTCGATGGCGCTCACGGCCACCGACAGATCGGCATCAGCCTTGATCGACAGCGCCGCGGCCAGCGGCTGCGGGATGACGGGTTGCGCATCAGCGCGGGCCTTGAGTGCGGCCACGGCAGACAGCGCCTCGGTTTCGTTGGTGTCAGCCTTGAGGGACAAGGCGGCGATCAGCATTTGCAGCAGATTCATACCGGGCTCCGGTGTGCGTTGTTGAGAGAGGGCGGCGAGCAGATCGGCCTGGAGCGCCGCAACGAGCGCCTCCATGCCGAGCAGTGCGGGGGTGTTGACCAGGGCAGCGTTGAGCACGCCAGTCACGTTGCCAGCTTCATCAAACTGGATGAGCGGGCTGATGTAGAGGTACTCCTCTGCATCGATATAGGCCTGGGCCTTGGCTGTCCACTTGACGTTGAGTGCATACAGGCCCTTGCCTGCACGCCACTCGAACTGCGTGGCGCGGCCCGAGGCAGGCGCTGGCTGGCCATTCTTGAGGGCGTGCAGCGTCTGGTGTTCGTAGTCAAAGGTGAAGGCCGAGAGCGCGGCAATGCGCGTCAACTCGGCCGCGAGTGTTACGCCTTGCGCATCGCTGACCCTCCAAAACTTTCCCGGGCCTGGCCGGCCATCACGTGCCTTGAACTCACCAGCTGGCAGCAGCTGCACATCGCCAGCTTTATCCAAAGCGATGGCGCTGAGCAGTGCAACTTGCGTGGGCTTGGTGAGGGGCTGTGTTTTCATAGCGTCGCCAGTTTCTGACGACGCGGCCTTGCGGGGAAGTTAAACGGGTTTAGAAACCGCTTGCAAGGAAGCTCTCGATGTCGGCGACCAGGTCGGCCTCATCGGCAGGGCTGAGCTGGCCCGTTTGCCAGTTCAGAAACAGCAGCCCGCGGCGGGGCGGGTGCTTGCCATCTTTGCTGCCCGTCTCATGATATTGAGCGTAGGACTCGCTGAAGCCTGTTTCGAGCACACCACCAAACACCTGGCTGGCCAGGCTGTCTCGCATGTGCCTGCTGCGCTCCAAGAGGCTACCAGGGATCGAGCCACCGTATTTGCGCTCATACGATTTGAGCGTGGATTCTGCCAGCGCTTGCCACGGCACGCCAGCAGGATCTGTCTTGGTCTCAAAGCGCAGCTGGATGTTGCGCTCCAGCACGCCGCCCATGCTGCGCAGCAAGGCGTTGGGGTGATCGAGCACATCGATGGCGCGCAGCAGCATCTCATCCACCGCGCGGCTGATCACATTGACGCGCAACACATCAGCCACGGCGCCACACCTCTTTGAGCTGCTTGTTGCGCCGCACCTTGGCCCAGGTGGTGACCTGCAGTGATCGCACCAGATTGAGCAGGTCGGTGGCGCCGGGCTGCTGTACCAGCACATCCAGGCCCACGGCCAGCACTGCATCGGCCTTGCTTGCGCCGAGCAGCTCGATCAGCACGAGCAGCGTGTTGCCAGGCCCGACCAGGATGGCGCTGGGCCGCTCCATCAATACAGGCAGGCGCCCCATCACAGCCAGGTCGGCCGCGCTGACACCGGCCACAGCCTTGGCCATGTCGGCATCCCACATGCCCACCACGGCGCTGGCCGGGCGCACGCCTGCTGTGGCCAGTGCGCGCACCGCTTGCGGCGACAAGGCCGTGACGGCCTGCAGCACGCCACCACGCTGAAAGCTGCCCGCTTCAACAGCCTGGCTGATGCGCGTGGCCCAAGGCCCGAACTGCGCCGCGGCAGCGGTCACCATCTCTTGCCTTGCGAAAGTGGCTTGCGCCACAGCCACGGCGCTAGACAGCGGCGAGGCCGCCCAGGCCTTGCGCAGCGTTTGCTCGTGCAGCTGCTCGTCGCGGGCCTTGCCGGGGTTGTAGGCAAAGCCGGGGTCGATGCCCTTGGGCACTGCCGCGACCTCGCCAGTTCGCGGGTTGACGTAGTTGATCAGCTGCTCAGGCGGGGCATCGAACTGGAGGACTTTGCCGGCTGCCTTGAGGCGATCAATGCCCGCCTGGTCAAGGGCGAATGCCTTGCAGCGGCAGCGCCAGCCGCACGGGGGGAAGTGCGCTTGCCAGAATGGGTGGTCTACCGGCAGCACCAGGTTGTTCCAGGCCGCGTGCTCGGGCCGCACGCGGTCATCATCCATCGTGCGGTAGATGATGAAGGGCATGCGCGCCTTGTTGCGCTCGATGCGGGCCCACTGGCCAGCGGCATAGCTTTGGCGTACGTTGACGTCATAGATCAGCTGCAGGCGGCGGTTATCAAAGCGCGTGATGCGGCTCTCGCCCGTGGCCGGGTCTGTGATCTCGACATCGCCCCAGAAGCCCTTGGCGGCCAGCTCAGGCCGCACGGCCTTGGCAAAGTCGGCCAGCGTGCCGCCTTGCGCGAACTTGGTTTTGAAGGCCTCTTCGAACACCTGCAGCACATCCAGCCGCTGCACACCGGCCACGGCCAGCGCGCGTGTGTGCTCCTCTTGCCAGACGTCTTGCCAGCGGAATGAGGGCTGCAGCAGCTTGCGTTGCTCGAATGCAGCGATGGCATCGCGGGGCTCGATGGTGCCGACGAGCAGGCCGGGTGGTGTGGCGATGGGCACGAGCGGCTTACCTCGGGTTGGCCTTGACGTATTGCTGCAGCTGCTTGTAGAGCGGGTGATCGGCCAGGTCGATGCGGGCCGTGTCAAGAGCGTCCATCACATCCTCCTCGATCGTGATCTTGACGGCCTTGATGTTGTAGCCCTTGAGGCCGCGCGTCTCAAACGAGATGCAAAAGGTGTTGCTGGGTGGCAGGGGCGCAGTTGGGTTCTTGCTCACGGTGTCATCCTTCGATGTCAGCTTCGCCCGCCAGCCGGGCCAGGAATGCAGCACGCGCCAGGCGCTCAGCTTGCGGGCGTGTGTCCATCTGCTCGATCAGCTCGGGCAGGCGTGCGCGGAAGGCCTCCAGGCTTTCCCCTACCGCAACAGCCTTGTCCAATGCAGCGAGCAGCGGCTGCACCATCGGCTCTATCACGGGGCGCCAGTCGGCGGTGGCCTCGGCCACGAGCTCGTCGAGTGCATCAGCAGGCTGACCAGGCAGCAGCGTGGCCAGCGCGGCCTTGGCGCCTGGCTTGGGCGGCACAGGCGGCACCACCTTGGTCTGATCAACTGGTGGCGCCGGCACGGCAGGCGCTTTGCCACCTGGTGCGGCCACCGCAGCCGGGTCATTGCCACCAGGTGGCACCACCGCGCCCGGGTCTGCACCAGGCGCCGCAGCACCAGGCAGTTGCGCCGGGCTGAAGCCCTTGAGCAGCGTGGCACCCGCATCAGCACGCGGAATGCGCACACGCTTGTGCAGCTCGGCCACATCAAACTCCATGCCGGCCGCGGCGAGCTTGGGCAGGGCGTCTGCATAGAGCGCCAGGTCCTCGGGCTGCGGCACATCAATCTTGAGGCAGGGCAGGCGGCGCGGGTCAGCGCCCGGCTTGTTGAGCAACACCATCGGCCTGATCAGCTGCTGTGTCACGGTAGCAGCCAGGCGCTTGGAGTCGCTTTGCAAAATGTCCAGCCGCACATCGTTGTGCACGTTGCCCAGTGCCTGCGTGCCGTTCTTGCCCTCTGAGGACGTCAGCGTTTGTCCCACGATCACGCGGGACTCGATCGACTCCATCTTGTCAATCATGACCTCGAAGGGCTTCTCGTTGCCCTGGGCCGCATTGGCAAAGTCAATGCTCATGCCCGCCGGGATGATGCCGGCAGCGTTGTGGCCAATGCCCACCACCGCTTGCAGCAGCTTGCGCTTTTCAATGTCGCTGGAGCCCGATGGGTATTTGCCCAGGCGCAGTGGCAGGCCGTAGATCTCCAGAAACTCGGCCAGGTCGCGCGTGGCGTAGTTCTTGAACAAGTAGGGCAGCGCCAGCACGCGGGCCAGCGCAGCGCGTGCGGGGTAGCCCGAGCGTGAGCGGGGCTGGTGCACCAGCCAATTGAAGGGGCGCAGGGGCTCACCGTAGGCGGCGGTGGAGCGCAGCGTGAGATGGGTGCGCTCTTCATTGAGTGTGAGCCAGCGCTGCGGGCGCGAGGCAAAGCGGGGCTGCAGCGTGCCCTGGTCCAGTTCCCACCACAGCTCGATGGGCTTGAAGCCCTTGAGGATGCCGTCGAGCAGCTCCAGCAGCACGTCTTCTTCAAAGTTGGGAATGTCGCGCAGCCACTCTTCCACCTCAGCGGCTTGCGCCTCTTCTTCGGGGCTGGCGCCCTCAGGCGGCTCGACAGACCACTCCAGATTGATCACCGCCGTCTTGCGCACAGCGAGCTGGGCGTAGATGTGGCCGTCGCGCTCCTCCATATCGTCAGCCAGGTCAAGCAGCGAGAGCAGGTTGCCGCGCTCGGCCTCGCTCAAGATGGCGTTGAGCTTGGCCGGCGTCA